CCGAGTTTGCAGCACCAAGTCCTTTACTTGACGATGATGATGCGATGGAGTCACTCTGGAAAAAACAGTTCTCTCTTTCGGAGATTGTTGCACCAGACCAATTCAAGTCATATGAAGATTTAAAGACTCGTTTAGACTATGTGCTTGGAAACAAGAAGTCCGCTGCACCACAGTTTGAAGAGGAAGATACTGATCGTGGAGAAGCAGAAGAGTTAGTAACTGCTGCTGTTTCAAAACCAACTCCTGCAGTTGCAGAAGAGGAGGACGATGCACTATCGTACTTCGCTAAACTTGCAGAGGAGTAATTACAAATATTTTCGTAATTTGAAAATTCTTTTTACGTTTATACCTTTTCTAGAGAGTTGAATTTCCAACTCTCTATTTTTTTTGTTTTTTCTTATGATATTATAAGCATTAAATTCATCTTCTGGAAAAGAAAATGGAGCAATTGTATTATTCATGATGATATACCTGTCCCTTTTCTTAAAGCATCTACATAAGGAGAGACATTTGTTTTAAAGTCTGCTCCTTCTCTACTTAATTCCTCTCTCCAATTTTTTGGTTCGGGAGTATTACCCTTATCATCACAGAAATTTCTGATAAAAGTTGCTCTATCCTTTATCTCATCCATTGATGGATATTCTGGATATTCTGGTAAATCAGGTAAATCTGGGAATGTGGGATATTCCATTGAACCAAGTTTACCATCTTCTTTTAAAGATTCGTATTTACTTCTGTCTTCGTAATATTTTTCTTTTATATCGTTTCTCGCATCTCTTTTTATTTCAAACTGAGTTACATCTCTGTTGTATTCTTCCCAACAAATATTTTTGGCTTCTTGAAAGAGCTGTAGCCTGAGCTCATATGGATTTGCTCCCATAATAGTCTCCTTGTATTTTAATAGTGCAGTTGTGCGTGTGTGCAACAAGTTTTTATTCTGCAGTATTATATATAAAAGTTTTTACGGATTAACAGTTTCGGTATTTTCAGTTCGTGCTAAATCTGGTGCAAGGTAAGTTGAACTAATATCATATTGTAATATTTCCCTCAGATCATTTACAAATAAATTAAGATACTCTGGTTTTAATACATCTATTTCTCTCTTTTTTTCATTTACCATAAACTCGTGTTGTAAATTAGTAACTGCTGCTGCAATTCCATCAGTTAAAACAGTAAATTCATCTTTATCATCAAGTTGCCGATATCCTTGATCAGAACGAATTGTGTATCTACTTGTGCTTGGAAATTTATGAGCAGTACCGTCAATTTTAAAATCTTTATCTACAATTAAATTTGGTGGTAAGATTTGTCTTGCCTGATCATCTCTGATTTCAAAAGTTTCATAATGATGAATTTTATTCATTTCTGTTTCAGAACCATATTTACTTAGAGCATAATCATAAACTTGATAATCTTGTAGTGGCCACTGATTCCTTATATTTGTAATACCAGCACATAAAACAACAATATAATCTAATCTTGAGTCATCATAAAAAGCGTTTGCGATTGTATCTGGTCTATCACCTTCACCTATTACAAATTTATTGAACATCATTACACTTTCTTTCAGATGTTCTCTAATTCTAGTCTTTCTGAATATATTTTTAATTAAGATATAATCACCAGAAGAATTTTTATGATCTAAGGGGGATTGATATAATAAATTTGGAAATTCGTTAAAATATGCCATTAGAATCCGACTCCATTTCCTGAACCGTTGCCTGGTAAGTAATCCTCGTGGTAAATTGGATTAATCTCTTTAAATGTTAAATTCATTCTAATATTAACTGGTGTACCATCGTTATATGATGCATAAGTTCCTGCGTTTGTATAATTTACAGACATGCCTGTAAGTGCTGTTAATTTAAAACGATTTAAAAAAGGATGATTTTTACCATCTTTCAAATAGTCAAGTTGGAATATGTCAGGTGACTTTAAGAATATTCCTTGTGCACTACCATTAAATTCTCCTGCTTTCGCTGCCATTGACATTTTAAGTGAACGAATAATTGCTTTAACAACATCTGATTCCTTTGGACTACGAGGAGAGAATGTAAATGTAAAGGGGAACGATCTTAAATTTACACCAGAGAATAAGAGTTCTAGATTATTGTTTAATATTTGACCAGTTGAACGTGATATGACACTTTTTGAAGAGACATTAGAACCAAATTGGTTTATTGCAAAACCCGATAAAGCAGCACGTAAAGCATCTTGAGTTTCTGTATTAATATTACCTAAATTGATATTGTTTGTAAATGCAGCGATACCAAGTTGTGCTCTCTGTGCTTGTTCATTGTCTGAACCACCTGCTTTCATCGCTTTTTGAGCAAGTGATAGTGTTGCAATTTCAATGGCATTCATGCGGTCTTCACCCCAAGTTACGGAGTTAGAATCATTTACCTCCTGTGGTATTGGTAATTCAATATAATATTTTGTTTTTAAGTTTTGATTAATTCTTGAATTTGCATCGGTAAAGTTTGTTTTTAAACCAAGTTTTGATAAACCCTCTTTTTCTCTTTCCGAAATCGCTTCTCCAGCTTCATTTTTAAATTTTTTCTCATTATTGATTAGTGTTATTTTTCCATCATCATCACCACCTATTTGCTGTTTAAATACTCCAGTAACATCTACACCAAAACCAGCATCATCTGGTGGTATGTACTCTACACATTTTATTCTCAACGTATCACCTGTCTTCTCATCACTCGTTCTTGCAATCGGATATGATAGGTACTTATCAGTAGCACCACCCCTACTTCTTTTTGAGGATTTTACAAATTTTGAATTACCGACTATTTTATTAGCTATTCTTCTCCTCTCGCCATCATCACTACCAAACTTCAAATTGTCTTTTAAGTGAGCTATGGTGCTATCTAATTGTTTTGATACTTCTGGATCTTCTAACCAAGTTCCATTTCCATCTGACATTTATATACCTGTTTTTATGTATTTAGTATGATTTTGACAAATGGAAGAGTTCTTAAATCTCTTAACTCCATTTCATCCACTTTATAAAGACCACCAACCACTTCTGGAAAGGTATATTGTCTCATTTCACCCCAATGATAATTTAATCCCTTGAATCCCCATTGAAAAACTTCAGTTACAGCAACAAGGGGGTGTGAATCATATGCAATACCAGGGGTTTTAGCACGATATACAAAAACGTAAAAGTTCCCCTCTTCAGGAACATTACTACCTTCAGTCAAAACACCTAATATTTCCGTTGCTAAATCATCGGGACTTTCTGTACCGATTAAATTTTTCATTATAGGGTCTAGTCTACTCATATGTCTAATTCTTTTTCTGTGATTACTTTAAATTCCCACATACGGTCAGCACAATACTCTCTTGCTGCTTTCCATTTTGCTTGATTTCTTGCATATTCAAATGCTTCACGGATATAACCTTTGGTTTGTCTTTTTGGTTTTTTTGGTTTGACAGTTTGTTTTAGTGGTTTAACTTCAATGAGATATCTTTTTATTTTTCCTGTATTCTCTTGAACTTTTATATAAAAGTCTGGAAAATAACGATGGATACGACTATCGTGAGGTGAGATATAAGGTAAAGCAATTTCCTCACTACCCCACTCAAGTATTTTATTATTTTTGTCACAATAAACCATGAACTTTCTTTCCCAAAGTGACCTGTAAATTATATTGGTAGGATCACCTTTATACTTTCGAGGAAAAGAAGGATAGTATTTTCCTTTATAAGCCATCTAAATAGGTATGATATAGTAAGTATTTAGAGTGCCAGCACCAAGACCAAGAAAGATATCAGATATATTGCCTAAGTTACAGAATGTAGCTCAGACATCTAAATTTCTAGTAAAATTTGCATTACCACCTAGTTCTCTTAGAACTTTTATGAGACAGAAAGGTATTAATGACCGTTTCATATCAGATAATGTAGGACTATTGACAAGTGATGCTGTTTTACCAGGTAGTGCACTTGCATCAGTAAATACTGCTGGAGATTTTCAAGGTGTGGTTGAGAGATTTGCCCATACTCGTAATTTTACCCAAATAAATTTAGAATTTTATGTTGACAATGATTATAAATCTTTGAAGTTTTTAGAGCATTGGATAGAATACATTGCAGGGTCTTCATCTGCAGATCCAACAAGGGATGCATATCATTTTAGAATGAGGTATCCTGAAGATTATAAATCAAACGATACTAGAATTGTGAAATTTGAGGCAAATCATAAACAATTCATAGAGTACAGATTTATAGGGATGTTTCCGTTATCTCTTAACTCAACTAGAGTTTCATATCAAAATTCACAAATATTAAAAGCGACCTGTGCATTCAGTTTTGACCGATACATTTGTGGTGAATCATCATCATTAGCACGAGCATTAGGTTTAGATATGAACAAGACAAGGAGGGGAGCTACTAATGATGGAATTACTAGAAATACTCAAGGATTCTTAAGTGAGGTACAAAGTGGATTACCTTTGTTAAATGAAGACACTGCATATACAATATCGGGAGACTTTAGTAGAGTTAACACTGGTTCACTTTCAACTCGTGTAGATCAAAGATTAGTAGATTCATTCCTATAATAAGTTTATAAAAACCCTATAAATAATCACACTGAAGTGCTTAGAATATTATGCCTTTACCAACCATATCAACTCCAACGTATGAGTTGACTTTACCATCTTCTGACCGAAAAATTAAATTTAGACCTTTCTTAGTTAAGGAAGAAAAGATTTTAATTTTGGCAATGGAATCACAAGATTCAAAACAGATTGCTCAAGCAGTCAAAGACGTTTTGAAAAAATGTATTTTGACAAGAGGTATCAAAGTAGAAAAACTTTCTACATTTGATATTGAATTCTTATTTTTGAATATTCGTGGAAAATCAGTGGGTGAAGATATCGAAGTTATGGTAACTTGTCCTGATGATAAAAAAACCCAAGTGCCCATGTCAATTAATATTGATAGTATAAAGGTACAGAGGGATAAAGACCATAATCGTGATATCAAACTAGATGACACCTACACTCTTAGAATGAGGTATCCTTCATTGGATGAGTTTATTAAAAATAATTTTGGTGCAGTCGAACAAATGAATGTAGATGATACGTTCGATTTAATTTCATCTTGTATTGACCAAGTTTACTCTGAGGAGGAGTCTTGGGCATCTGAGGATTGTACAAAAAAAGAATTGAATGATTTTGTTGAGTCACTTAATTCAAGTCAATTTAAATTAGTTGAGAAGTTTTTTGAAACAATGCCTAAATTAGCTCATACTGTGCATGTAACTAACCCAAATACACAAGTAGAAAGTGACATTACTATAGAGGGGCTGCAGAATTTTTTCGCATAAGTATGGCACATGAAGATCTTGTGTCATACTATAAGTTAAATTTTGCCATGATGCAACACCATAAATATAGCTTGACAGAGTTAGAAAATATGATGCCTTGGGAAAGGGAAATTTATGTCTCACTCTTACAACAATACGTTGAGGAAGAAAATTTAAAAGCACAACAAGAACGTAATGGATGAGGAACAAGCATTAGCATCCCCGATAGCAGGAGGCATTAGAGGTATTAGAAGAAGTGTTTCTTCTAGTGTCTTTACTGGTCGTGCTGTTGCACCTCCACCTCAACCAGATCCCCAAGTTACAAGTTTACTTAATCAAAACTCCCTAACTTTAACTTCAATATCATCTCAACTTTCAAACGTATCAGCACAAGTTGGTGGTCTAAACACCTCATTAAATGTAATTAAAGATAATTTAGCAGTAAGTGATCAATTAGATAGACAAAGAGAAGCAGCAAAACAAAAAAGAGAAGCACAATTAGCAGAGCAATCACTTAGAGAGGGAAAGGAAAGTCAACTCGAAAGAAAAATTCAAACTGCACTATTAACACCAGTTCGTAGAGTTTCAATTAGAGCACAGGGAATTTTAAGTAGACTTGGTAATTTTCTTCTTGTTCTTGCAGGTGGATGGTTAGTTA